GCGCGGCCGTCATGACTTGCCAGCCCGTCCGTCCGTCGTCAGTGAGGATGCGCCAGTAGACCATCAGTATTTCCCCCCGATGCCGGTGACGACGTAGCCAGTGGTGCCCGCACCGGTCGAGGTGCCGAAGGACACGACGATCCGGTAGCCAGGGGGCAGCGCGAAGTTCAGCGGCACCTCGATGTGGTTTGCGGCGGCGGTCTGCGAGACCGTCACGGCGGCCAGGGTCACTTCTTGGATCAGCCATGTGTCCGCTGCGGTGTTGCCAGTCCACGCGCCCGTGATCGACGAGAGGAACACGCGCATCACCGTGGCGGCAGTCGTGCTGACCGGGCGGGCGATCAGCTTCTGGATGAAGCCGCCGTTCGTGGCGTCGGCCTGGAATACCGGGTACAGCGTGCCGGTGCCGTCCTGCGCGGTGGTTGCGGTCGAGCCGAGCAGCGCGCCGTTCGACTGGATGTCGCCGACCTTGCTGAAGATGGGGTCAGTGTTTGCCATTACGGATACCTCATTCCGAGCGCAGCCGCGACGACTTGCCCTTTGGTGAACATCTCTTCGATCCGCTCAGCCGGGATCGTGCTGAACACGTCCTTCGTGCCGGCGCTGAAGGTCACGGCGGTGTCCATGCCAGCGCTGCCGTCGAACACCTTCAAGCGCACGAGCGTGGTGGCGTCGGACAGGTAACCCCGGCCGACCTCCCACTCCGTACCGCTCTGGCCGACGATGGCGTAGTAGAACGGCGCAGCCACGTTCTCCGCGCCCTGTGCGAAGCGGCTGGAGAATGCGTTGAACTGCGTGACAGCCCCGGCCAGCGTGAAGTCGCCCGTGCCCGTCGACGTGCTCGTCTCCTTGATCCGGTCGAACACACGCTGGACCATGGCGAGACTCAGTTGTCGATCTGGAGGGTCAGCGCGGCGGCGGCGAAGCTCGGGGCCGCGTCGCCGTTGTTGATCGTCTTGCTCACGGTCAGCGCGGCGTAGAACAGCAGGTTGCCGGAAGTCGAGGCGTCGTAGACGCCCATATGCGTGACGACGCCCCAGTTCGCGGTCGGGGCCGGGAACGTGATCGTGTTGTTGTTGCTGGTCTGACCGCCCGTGCCGCTCGAAGCCGTGGTCGAGCCGGTGGACTGCGTGCCTGCCCAGTTCGCCAGCGAGCTGGTCACGGCGACGCGGGCGTAGCTGCCGCCGGTCACCTCGGTGCCGCCGCCAGTGTCGGACGGCGCAGCCGTCAGCAGGGCAACGTAGGTCGTGGCCGGCGCAGAGAACGCCTGGGCGCGCAGTACATAGTCGAGGATCTTGTTTTCGAGGTAGTCCGAGAGAGCGGCCATGGTCGGCTCCTAGTTGGTGATCGAGATGCCGCCGTAGGCGACGACGCGGGTCTTGTGATCCTTGCGGCGCTGCTCGGCCTTGACGTTTTCGCAGTAGCGCAGGAAGCGGGCCTCGAAGTCGTCGGCCTTGCCCTGGTCGAAGGTCTCGGCGTCGGCCTTCAGGTAGCCCAGGTGGCGCATCCACAGCACGAGGTGCCGGTGGTGCTCCTCGTCGATCTCAAGCGCTTGTTCCGAGTCGACGATGGGCAGCAGCGGCAGGCGGAAGACCGTCAGCTCGACGGTCAGCGTCTCGGCGGCCTTCGGGTACAGGCGGGCCTTGTGGGCCTGCGAGCCGATCACCAGGGCCTTGAGCACGCCAGTGTTGCCGTCGAAGTACCAGCCCCGCTTGGGCATGTCGCTGGGGTTGATGACCTCGACCGGGCGGCCGGTGTCCGTGCGGACAGCGGACACGATGCGCAGGATTGAGGGGTGGAGGTCGAGCCGGTCGGCGTCAGGGACGACGGCGAGCTGCACGACCTCCGGGGTGGTCTCGTCCGAGATGCCGTCCGTCTTCCGGCAGAACATCTTCTGCGCGTCGTCCGCGTAGGCCAGCACGTCCTCGTCCGACCACAGGTATGGCACGGCGAGGTCGTTCATGTCCGACCGGAATTGGAGCAGCAGCCCGGTGGAGTCCACGGTCAGTCCCCGACCTTGTGCATTTCGGCCCAGATCGGGTCGGACTCACGCTTGTCCACGGCGAAGCCGACGCGGGTCGACAGGGCCTTCAGGTTGGGCGTGCCGGCGGCGGTGAAGTCCTCGCGCTTGTTGCCGGCGACCATGTCTTCCATGGCCTGCTTGATCAGCAGCTTGCGCTCGTCGGGCGTCAGCTCGACGGGCTTCTTGTTCTCGTCGTCCTCGGGCATCTCTTCTTCGGGCAGGGCGCCGATGGCCATGACCTCGGCATGCATCTGCGGAGGCACGTAGGTCGGCTGACCCTTCACGAACTCGACGCTGCGGCCGCTCAGGGACACGACGGTCTTGTCCCGGTTCAGGATGAAGTTCATTGCTTGTTCCTCGATAGAAGACGAGGCCCGAAGGCCCCGTCTGGTTGGAAGCCGATCAGGTCGGCTGGACCTCGTTGCAGCGGCCGGCGATCACGTAGCCCACCCGCACGGTCACCGTGCCGGTGGTGGCGCCGCCGGTGCCGTTGGCGATGGTGATGCGCAGGTCTTCGCCCAGGCTGTTGTAGCCAGTCGGGACCAGCGGGGTGCGCGCAGCGGTCTTGATGGTCGTCGCGCCCAGGTAGCGCGTCGCGCTGGCCGAGTCGCCCACCGCCACGGTGGCCGTGGTGGCGTCGTTCGACACGACGCCGACGACCAGCTCACCGCCGATGACCACGGCGCCGGGCGGGAGGCCCGCCACGTCGTAGGTCTTCGAGCCCACCACGTTCAGCGCGTTGGTCGCGCCGGCGGTGTCCACCATGGTGTCGGCCATGGTGAAGGTGAATTCCTGGTACAGCGGCCACTGGGCCGCACGGTTCTTCTTGAGCAGAGCCATGATGTGACCTTGTCCTTCCTGCGCTTACTGCGCGACGTAGGTGTTCAGGACGCCGAAGTCTTCCGGCGCGCCGGGCTCGTAGATCGAGGTGAACTTGGGCTTCAGGAAACCCAGGATCTTCCCGATGGAGATGCCCTGCTGGTTGTCGTAGTCGAAGCCCTTCTCGTTCCACTCGGCGTTGCCGATGTCGGCCATGCCGAGGGCCTGGGCGCCGCAGAAGATGACCTGCGAGCCTTCGACCAGACCACCCGCGCCGTACTTGGAGCCCGGGGCCGCACCCGTGGTGTTCGGGACGTGGCGGAACTCGTGCAGCGTGATGCCGTCGATGGTGACCTCGTCACCCGTGAACAGGGTGTCGTTCTTGCTGGCCTGGGTCGAGTGACGCAGGTTCTGCAGGTAAGTCGGGTCCAGCTTCAGCTTCGCCATCGCGTTCGGGGTCAGGAAGGCGTGGTACGTCTCCTTGCCACCGTTGCCGGCCACGCCGCGGATGTACTTGTTCTTGGCCTGGGCTTTCAGGGCCACGAACAGTTCCCACGACGGGGTGTCGGTCGCAACGACCGCGCTGGAGGCACCGGCCGCGACGAGCGACTTGGCGGTGTTGTCCCAGCGGAAGCGACGGTTGTTCGACGGGGCGGCCACGTCGGCGGCGAACTCCAGGAACGGGAAGTCCGAACCCACGCGTGCGGCACCGTTGGGCTTGAAGGCGTAGGAGATGCCGCCCAGCGTTTGGAACGCCATCTGGTCGGAACGGTCGGCCAGCCAGTAGGCCAGCAGATCCTTCGAGTTGCCCCGGAACTCGACCACCGACTTCTGGTCGGCCATCTTGCCCTCGTGGCGGTTGGCGTGACGCAGTTGGTCGATGCGGATGACTTGGTCGAAGGTTTGCATGCCTTCTTCGTTGCCTTCCAGGGTGCGGTCACCGGCAACGCCGTCGCCTTGCAGGTCGGCCAGCAGCGTGATGACGGCGCGGGCGCCCTTCTCGGACTTCTTCAGCTCGGTGATGTGCTGGATCATCGAGTTCGGGCCGTTGCCCAGGAACTTGCCGACGAACGACAGGTTGCGGGCTTGCTTCCACAGGTCCATGGACCAGATGGTCTTCTGCTCGGTGGTGAGCAGGCCAAAGTTGGTCAAAGCCATTTGGCTTCTCCTTCGCGTGAGATTTCAGTTAGAACGGTTGGGTGTCCGCCGAATCTCGCTTCGGTACGCGAAGGGTTGAAGCTGCTGTCGTTGAGCTTCGATCTACGTTAGAACGAACTGTACACGAAAAAAGGGCCGGTACAAGACCGGCCCGAAGTCCATGGGCTTGCGGCCCTTGGAGGAGACAACTTGTTCAGTCGACGATCACCCAGTCCTCGGCCAGCAGGTCGGTCTGCGAGGCGAGCCAGGGGACGCGTGCGCCCGGCGTGTTGGCCGCGTCGGCGGGGTAGCTGATGAAGATGTAGGGCAGCGTCATCTTGCTGTGCGCGTCGGGGCGCTGCAGCTCCAGCCACAGGCCTTTACCGTTCCAGCCCAGACGACCTACCTTCTCACCGGCCTTGAGGTGCTCCAGCGCTTTGCTGAAGGTCTGCTGTGCGTAGCTCATGACTGCTTCCCTTCGAGCGCCTCGGTCTTGGCCGCTTGGCCCTTCTGGTACGGCATCCAGTAGCACTCGCCCTCGCACGGGTCACGGTCCTGGGCGAGTGTGATGCTCGACTTGTTGTGGATCGTGCCCCGGTGGTCGGTCACGGCGAGGTTGACGCACGTGTCGGACCACACGTGGCAGACCTGGGCGGCCATCGGCTGGTCGCTGAGGCGCGCGAGCGACGAGTCACCGGCGAGCGGCTTGTACCAGACGACGCGGCCATTGGTGGGGGAAATCATGGTCGTTCCTTTCAGGCGGCGGTGCCGGCGCGCGTCGCGGTGGCGGCGCAGGTCTGGGTGGAGGCTTCGTGCACCGCGCCGCGAAGCTGGTAGCCCAGGAGCGGCCAGATCTGGTCGAGCGCCTTCTGGCGGGCCATCTTGCGGCCGAGTTCCGCGTCGAAAGTCTCGGCGCTCACCGGACCCTCATTGACCCCAACGACCCTGAAGCCGTTGCGCATGATCAGCACGCAGAAGGTCATGAGGTGCAGAGCAGCGGGGAACTGGGCATAGTCATGCATACCCCCGCGTGTCGAGCACATGGCGCCCTCGGCCGCTGTGAAGTAGTGCTCGCCGGCAATGGCCGCCTCGATGTCGGCGGGTGTGATGCGCGGGGCAGTCACGCCTCGCGCCTGCAAGAGCTGCTCGACCCCGGCGTCGTCGGTGCGGGGTGACTCGATGTGCATCATGTCGATCTCCTTGAGTGGGTTGTGGTTCAGACTTCGTCGCCGCGCAGCTTGGAGAGGTCGGCCTCGCCGAGCTTCGCGAACTCCTTCTGGGACAGCTTGATCACGTCGGCGCCCTTGAGGGTGCCGCCGGCCTTGTCGGTGTCGCGACCGATGTTCGCGGCGCTGGCCGGCTGCTTGTTGGCGGTGTCGAGGTTCTTCTCGACGGCGGCCTTCTTGCGCTCGGCAGCGACCTGCTTGGCCACCTCGTCCTTGTCGACGCGCACGTCGACCTCGACCGCAGCCTCCTGCTTCGCCGTGGTGGTCTTCAGCAGCACCTTCGCGGCCTTCTGGATCGCTTCGGCCCGGCTGTAGCGGCCAGTGGCCACGTAGCCGTCGCGCAGCTCGCACAGCTCGGCGGTCAGCTCCTTGTCGTAGTCGGCGTGGTCCGGATTCATCACCGGGTACGCCGCCTCCAGGCGGTCCACCGTGGTGTCGTAGCGCACGCGCTCGTAGGCACGGGCCTCGGCGGCCTGGGTCTCGTACTTCGCCCGGGTTTCGATGATCCCGCGCTCGGCACGGCGGATCTCGGCCATCTTCGCCGTGGCGGCGGGCAGGTCGCCCTTCTCCAGCAGCTTGAGGTACTCGCTCTCCATGACCGAGACCTTCTCCTCGGCCTCGGTGAGCTTCTCGCCCACCTTGACGACCTCCTGGCCCCCGCGCAACGTGGCTAGCTCGCGTTCAGCGGCCTCGCGGCGCTCGCGCTCCCTCGCCAGGATCTCGGTGTGGCGGGCCAGCGGGACACGGGTGTCCTTGCCCTTCTTGCCGTCGTCCTTCGCGCCCTTGTCGTCCTTCGCGCCCTTGTCGTCCTTGTCGCCCTTGTCGTCCAGGCCGACCTTCTCCAGCGCGTCCTTGTCGGCGGCAGCGGCCGCGGCGGCTTCAGCGTCGCGCAGGGCGTCCGCCTGGGCAGACGCGTCCTCGTCGGTCGGCGTCCAGTTGTCGCCACGGTCTACGGCCCCACCGCCGCCCTTGTCGTCGTCGGGACGTTGGAAGAGGTGGAATGCGCTGCGGATCTTCATGCTCGGGCTCCTTGGGGGTTGGGTTTGGGGTTTGCGGCTGCGGTCGCAGCAGCCATGCGTGCCGTGTCTGCGTCATCCTGCTGGGCCTTGGCCTTGAGCTGCTGGTCCATCTGGAGCTTCGTGACCTCCAGACCGAACTCCTTCTCGGCCATCTGCATCTCGTGCTGGAACTTGCGGTCGTCGAGCTGGATGTCGGCCTCGGCCTTGATCAGCGCAGCGCCGCCGTCGCCCTGCTCTTCGATGGGGGTGTTCGCTTCCTTGTGCGCGGCCACGATCTCCTTCTGGGCCTTCGCCTGCTTGAGGCCGGCGTCCGCGTGCTTGGCGGCAGCTTCTCCTTCGAGCTTGCTGACCTCCGCTTCCGCGCCGCGCTGCTGCAGCGCGCGCTGGGCCTGTGCCTCGGGGCTGTCTTGGTCGCCCTGCATCTTCTTGACGATCTCGCCCTTGTTCATCAGGCGGCTGTTCGCGATCAGCACGTCGTCGGGGATCATCACGCCGGCCTCGCGCATGGACAGCGCCTGCTCGAACTGGCTGTCCTCCAGGGTCTCGCGCTGCGGGATCGAGCTGATCACCACGTCGTACTCACCGAGGGTCAGGTCATTCACGATGGCCCCGGCCGCGTCCACCTTGTTGATGGCCAGATCCTCCGTCTCGCCCGTGACCTTGTCGTGGGTGATCGTCAGGATGCGTTCCTCGGTGTAGTAGCCTTGGATCAAGTCCAGCAGCACGCGCGCCAGGATGAAGTCGCTGCGCACGAGGCTGTCCAGCGGCTTGGCGAGGTTCGTCGCGCCGGCTTGGCGCTTCGCTTGGATCGCCTTCGCAGCCACGTCCTCGCGGTCGAAGCCCTGCGCCGAGTCGCTCACGCCGGAGATCGACTTGATGTGCTCCTCGGCCTTGTAGCTGATCCGGTCCAGGCCGCTCGGCACGGCGTTCGGGGAGATCTTGACGATGTCCGTTTCCGGGTCGCCGTTCGTCTCGATCACGAGGCCGGTCTCGGCCCCGCGCGCCTCCAGCTCGCCCGGCGTCATGTTCGTCAGCGAGCCCGTCTTCACCTTCCAGCCGCTGTTCGCCGTCGTGTTGACGATGTGCAGCTCCTGGCTGGAGGTCTTGTTCAGTAGCTCCTGCGAGCCCAACAGGTTCTCGACGAGGCCCACGGTGGTGCCGCGACGGAAGAACGGGAAGTACGGGATCACCGTGAAGTGCTTGTACGGGCTCCAGTCGTCGTGCAGCACGACAGTGTCGGCGATCACAGTCCAGCGGATGCGCGAGACCAGCTTCGTGGTGACCTTGAACCCGAACTTCTCCACGAACCACGCGATGCGGTCACGGGTGAAGTCGTGAGGGATGGGGCGCATGTCACCCGTGGCTGTCTCCACGAAGTGCTTCTGCTTGTCCATCATCTTGTGCTGGCGCTCGATCAACCGGATCGACCGGGTGACCGCCGAGAAGTCCAAGCCCGCGCCGCCAGCGTAGCCGGGCGAGATCGGCGGGCCGAAGCGGTCGCGGGCGTGCTGGATGCTGTCGTAGCCGTAGGGGCTGGCGCTCTGCTCGCGGTTGCGCAGGTACTCCGCGTCTTCCTTGTTATAGAGTACAGCAATATCGTCAGCCGTAACCCACTTCGTGATGAAGACGTCGCGCCACGTGTCGGGGTCGTACTCCTCGGCATCCGGGTCGACGATCACGTTCTTCGGGTTCAGGTGGTTGATCTCCACCTCACCCTGCATGGAGTCCGTGAACCCAATGCGAGCGTCGAGGAAGCCACGGCTCGTGATGATGCCGTCGGCGAACATGTCGCTGCGTTTCCAGTCGAGCTGGTTGTTGTCGCTGATCTGCTTGTAGACCTTCGCCAGGGCCTCGGCGATCTCCGCAGGAGAGCCTGAGCGCGGCCGGTAGCCGATCTCGCTGCGCTGGTAGATCTGCTCGCCCATCACATTCGCCAGCGTCGAGATGATCTTGTTGATCGTCAGCGCCGGGCGTCGGGCTAGCTTCAGGGCCAGCCGGTCCTCTGCCGTCCACTGGTCGCCCACGAAGAAGCGGTCGCACAGGACTGCCTTCTCGACGTAGGTGTTGTGGCCGTTGTCACGGCAAAAGACGTAGCGGTTCCACGTCTTCGAGGTCAGGGTGGCGTCAACTGGCATGGCAGTCCTCTTACTTCAGGAACTTCAACTTGTAGAAAGTCCGGTCGATTGTCTCAAGGATGCCGTCGATGAGGTTGGCCAGCTCGGTGGAGCCGTCTGCACACGCGGTGCGGTTCTTGGTGACCCAGTCGTGCATGCTGGGCAGGTACTCCAGCATGGACACGCTGGGGTCGGGCTTGATGGCTGGGAAGCTGTCGAACTTCCCCTCGACGCCCATGTGGCACTCGGCGAACGCGTCGGCCGCGCTCGCGATGGCGTCGTAGAAATCCCCCAGCGCCACGTGCTCGGCGTAGCTGCGGGTACGGAGGTGGGCGAAGTGGGCGACGGTGCGCGCGTCGAAGCAACGCGCGACCAGCTCGGCGCAAACTGGGTCTTTCATTTCATGACCCTCGCAGTGTCAAGGATGCGGTTGAGCAGATCGAGGGGCTGGGCGAAGCCGGTCTCGGCGATGCCCTTGACCCAGAAGGCGAACTGCTCGGGTGTCATGGCGCGGGGCTCAGGCCGCGGCTTCTCGGTCATCTCGGCAACCAGCCGCCGCTTCTCAGCGTCGCGCTGCTCGTAGTCGCGACGGGCTTGGTCGGCCCCTTGGGCCAGTATGCGGGGGTGGGGGTGGAGGTGCTGCGTCATGCTGCCATGTGGCTCCGGCCATGCGTGCCCAGGCCGTTGAGCTTGTCCCTCCATGAAGCGGGCTCCTTCGTCTTGGGGCGCTGCGGTGGTGGTTTGTTCATGCATAGGTGGGTCATCCAGGCCATTGAGTCGACACAGTCATCATGCACACCGGCCGGGAAGCGGAGCATCTCCGTCCTGACCACGTCGTACCAGTCGCCGCTCTCGTTGAAGCTCACCATCCCCTGCTGCATACGACCCTGCAGCGGGCGGGCTCGGGCCATCTTGTCGGTGATGGGCGGTAGCACCTGAATGGAGGGGTAGAACTTCTCCTCCTGCATCCGCTTCTTCAACAAGACCGCCATCGTCCGGTAGATCTGACCGTCCTCGAAGCCCAAAACTAGGTTGGAACTGTACCACCGGCGGCACAGGGACATGATCGCATTCACGATGAACAGGGCGTCGCCGCTCTTGAAGCGCATCACTTCCGCAACGTGCAGCACGTCGTCGTAGTCCTGTAGCCCGACCGTGCCCACGGTGTAGTCGTTCTGTTTCTTCTCGCTGATCGCGAAGTCGAAGGCGATGAACACGTTCGACTTCTGGACCGGCGGCACCATGCCGCGCTTGAAGTGCTCCTTGAGGAAGTACGCGCCGTCGTCGGGCACCGGGTTCTGCTGGTACAGGGCCGACCAGAAGCGGTTCGGGATCGTCTTCTTGATCCGGAACAGCTTGATCCGGTCGTAGCGCTCCGGGTGCAGCGCGTCGCCCTTGCAGCGCAGGAACCGGACCTTCGTCAGGTCGTAGCCCAGGCCCTTCAAGCGGTCGATGGCCCGCACCTGGGCGGTCAGCGCGTCCTCCTCGTAGGGCTCGTTCGCCGCCACGTCGATCCGCAGGATCTCGTCCGTGGTGGTGTCGACCCACTCGTCGTGCTCAGCGATGGCCGGGTACTTCACCACCTCGAACTGATCCGACTCGGGGTCCGCCTGCATGGCGAGCTGCAGCCGGCCGGCGAGGTCGTCGTCGTGCCACCACGTCTGGATGACGAGCACGCCGCCGCCCGGGGCCAGCCGGGTGTAGGCGGTCGAGCCGTACCAGTCCCAGAGCTTCTCGCGCACGTCAGGGCTGTCGGCCTCCTCGGCGTTCTTGATCGGGTCGTCGATCAGCAGGACGTGCGCGCCCTTACCCGTGATACCGCCGCCCACGCCGGCCGCCACGTAGCCGCCCCGCTGCCCGTCCAGGCCCCACTCCTCGGCGGACTGGTGGTTCGGGTTGAGGCGGGTAGCGAACACGCTCTGGTAGCTCGGACTCTCCAACACCTCCTTCACCTTGCGGCTGAAGGACATCGCGAGGCCCACGTTGTACGAGCAGGCGATGATTTCGTGGTCAGGGTTGCGCCCCAGGTGCCACGCCGGGAACATCCGGCTGGCCAGCTCGCTCTTCCCGTGCCGCGGCGGCATCAGGAGCATGAGTCGGGGGCTCAGCCCCTTCGCCACGTCCTCGCTGAAGCGCTCCAGGCGGCGGGCGATGTCCTCGTGGACCCAACCAGCGTCATAGCGCGGGTTGATCCGCTGCGTGAACGGGATCAGCCGGCGCTTGGAGAGCACCCGCGCGGCCAGCTCCTGCTGGGCAGCTAGGATCTGGGGGTCGATGGATGTGGGGAGGGCCGAACGCGCGGAAGTGGTCGATGCCTTGGGGGAGTCTGGGGCTCCAGCCTTCTTTCGCGGCGTAGGGAAAGTCTTCGCGGCTGTAGCCGTTGTAGCGGACGAAGACCGTCCACTGCCAGCAGACGAGCTTGCCTTCCCGGGCTTGCCACTGGATGCGGAGGATGGAACGGTTGCGCGCGCAGTCGACCGGCCGCCCCGCGAGGAAGTCGCCGAAGTCTTCGTATTCGAGCCCGGTTTCTTGGTCGACGAGCGGGGCATGGGGGTCAAACGCACCGTTTGAGGAGGTCATACAGGGCTCCAGGCGTGAAGCGGCTGGAATCCGACCAGCCCTGCAGCCCGGCAGCGATCAGCTCGCTGCAGAACCACTTCGAGTCGTCCTGCCAGTCGCGCCAGGGCATCAGGAAGCCCCACAGGGCCTCACCGTCGTAGGGCTTGCCGACCTGCTCGCGGTAGAACTGCATCGCCCCCAGGTGCTCGCCCGGGATCGTGACCAGCTCGTGCTCTGGGAACGCGTCCAGGAAGCTGCGCAGGCTGCGGCGGCGCACGCCGAAGCCCTGCATGCTGTCGATGATGTACGGGCCGTCCACGACGCCGCAGTGGGACCACTGCGAGCCGGTCAGCAGGCGGATGAGGTACGAGCCAAGGGTGTGGCTGCGGGTGAAGTAGACCTCCATGGTCAGGTCGCCCCGCTCATGGTGCCGAACGCGCGGAAGAAGTCGTTGCTGTTGCGGATCGCGGTGTCGACGCCGTAGCGGAGGGTGTACCGGAGCGCGTCAACCGCGTCGTTGTTCACAGGCGGCGGGGGCGGCGGACAGAGCGTGTCGGCGACACGCTGGGCAAGCAGCCACTCCTGCAGCGACACGCCGTCGATACGGAACGTACCCAGGCACTCAAGAGCCTTGTGCGTCATCATTCGTCATCTCCTCAATGAGTTGGGGCGCTTTCTCGGTGAGCATCTTCATGAGGTCCGCGTCGGAGAGCTGCTCCAGCCGGCCCATGAACATCTGACCCGTCACGTTCAGCTCGATGCGCTTCTTGACCGGCTCGAAGTAGCCGCACATCTGGCCGACGGTCTTCCAGCCGTTGATCACGGTGGCCGGCTCAGCCATGAGCTTGGCCATCTCGATGCCCTCCAGCAAGCCGTCCATGACCTGCTTGCGGGTCATCTGGCTCGCCTCCTCATAGAGGCGCTTCTCCTCGTTGTAGAGGGCGACGGCCTGGGGGAAGCGTGCGAGCTTGTAGGCGTAGGTGGCCCCATCCCCGTAGCCGGCCCGTGCCGAGGCAGATGGGATCGACTCGCCCTGCGCCCAATACTTGACGAACAGCTTGGCCTTCTCGGTCAGGGGCTTGTTCGGGTCGATGGACTCAGCGATCTCGGCGGTCGGGATGTTGCTCGCGCTGACGTACTTCCTGCGGTTGTCGGCGACGGTCTCGGCGACCTTCGTAGCGTTGGCGCCCCGCTTCTTCGCAGGCGGCTTCGAGACCTTCTTCAAGCCGCGGCCGTTGGACTTGGTGTTGAGTCCGTCAGGGTTGGGCGGGAGGCGCTTGGTCATTTGGGACTGGATTCTACGATCTAAGTTAGATGAGCGGTCAACGGGGTGACTTTGGGGCTGGGAGCCGGGAGGCTTGGAGCGAGGGGCTGGGTGAAAAATTTTCTGAAAATTTTTTCTAGGTACGGCTCAACGAGTCTCCCCTCCCCACCCCGCTCACCGGGAGTACCCGGTTCGGATTCGGACTCACGCTCCGGAAAAAAGGATGCTTACCGGGGGAGGGGATCGCACGCTCCGGAAAATCCCAGCAGCCCTCGTTCCTCGGGCTGCGTCTCGCCGCCTTTGTGTTCTTCCAACCCACATAGGAGCCCATCATGGCATCGCTCACAAAGGCCCAGCTCGTCGTCGAACTCTCCACCCTCCGCGAACACTGCGCCAAGATCGAGGCGCAGCTCGAATCAGCACAGGCTCGCCTCGCCAGCCTGCCCGCACCGCGCGCTCAGCGCCCTGCCTACACGCCCCCGGCACCCAGCGCCGAGCAGCTCGCTCGCCGTGAGGCCATGGCGAAGGCCAAGACTGCTGCCATCGCAACCGGCCGCTCAGTTCTCGTGGCATGACCACGCCCCTGGCACAGCCCTCGTTCCTCGGGCTGTGTCGTCCTGCTCTTGTGTTCTTCCACCCACTGTAAGGAGACCATCATGGTCACGCGTTCCTCCGTTTCCGCCTCTTCCTCCACCCAAGCCAAGCTCGAAGCCGCCCGCGCCGAGCACAAGGCGCGCAAGGCCAAGGCCACTGTCGTCGAGCCGACCAAGCTCGACGAGATCCACGCCATCCACGAGGATGACAGCGTCGAGGGCCTCACCGCTCGCATGCAGGCCGCATACGACGCGCTGATGTCCAAGCTCGGCGCGGCCACGCCCGCACGCTACTTGTGCAGCGCCATCCTGGCCCTGGCCACCGCGTGCGGCCTCGGCTGGCTGGTCGGTCACGTCCTCACGTGGCTCATGATCGCTGTGGCGCTGGCCACCGGCAGCGCGTTCCTCGTATACCTCGTCGGCATCATCGGCCTCATCGCCAGTGCCTACGCTGGCTACAAGATCAGCGGCGTGATCTTCGACTACGTCGTCACCAAGCGCGTCGACGCGCACTGGCAAGCGACCAAGGATGCCGTCGGCAGCTTCTTCAGCCGCAAGCCGCAGGTCATCCAGGGCTAACGCCCATCAACCACGAGCCCGGCCCGCAGGGGCTGGGCTCTTCGCATGGAGGTCGACATGCTCAGCATGGGGATCGTCGTCGCACTGGGACTGCTCGTCGTGCTGGCCAAGCTCGACTGGCGTCGCAAGATGTGGGTGATCAGTCACCCGCTGACTATGGACATTGGCGTGTTCATAGTTTTTACCTTTTTGCACTGGGGCACCTTCTCTGGGGTCATGGTCGCCGCGGTCGGCGCACTGTTCACTTCGATCACGCTTTCATGCGCGAAATGGGCCGTGGGCTACGTCAAGGACAACCGCTACTACCCCGGCGTGTTCAACGTCATCAACAAGCTCAAGGAGTGAGCCAGTGAACCTGCCCTTCTACCTCAAGCTCAACCCGCGCCCCATGGGCGACGCGTTGAGCGATGCGCTCCGTGATCGCGTTGAGTTCACATGGCTCGACACCCGCAAGCTCGCCAGCACCGGCACACGGTACTGGGGCAAGGGCGGTCTCGGCTTCTAAGGTTGATGCAGCAAGCGTTCCGCTTGCTGCGTCTTCCTGCTTTCGCGTTCTTAGTGTCCACGAACATAGGAGCTATCCATGGACGACATCGAAAGACGCAACATCATCGCCCGGACGAGGTCTTTCATCCGAGCGATCAACTGCATGTACTGGCTGCTCAACGGCAGTGCTGTGGTGAACCAGGCAGCGCTCGAATTCCTCCCAGCGCACGAAGCCACTCGGCTTAGCTGGGACGAGCCCGCAAAGCAGCGCCTGTGGGCCGAGGCCTTGGCTCCCTTCTGCAAGGAGGAAAGCCATGAGCCTGCCCAACACGCGTAACGCGCAGATCACAGCCGTGGTCAACCGCTACGAGTACCTGATCGGTGAGGCCGTCCTGCGTCACGCAGGCGCACGACTGCCTCACGAGCAGCGCACGCGGTTCTACGCGCTCGACCGTCTGCGGAGTCGCTACCGCAGAACCATCAACCGTCTGCTCCTCAAGGAGAAGTCGTAGTGAATCAACCACGTTCACGGTTCATCCGCATCGAAGTCAGCATCGAGGACAGCGAGTCGGCCCGTCTCGCCTATGAGTTCTACGCAGGCGATGGCGCGGTCAGCAACGACCCGTTCGACATCGCCGCGGATCGCGAGGAACAGCAGGGCGAGCCCCTGTACCACAGCAGGAAGGAGGAGGACATGCGCCTGCCCGACATCTAGCCCGACGGGCTTGCTGCACATACCGAGTGTCGGGGTATGCAGCACCAACGAACTGACACACCGGCACACACACACAGGGCGACTAGCGCGGAGCCGGCTGCGCGAGTCTCTAGCCCGACAAGCACGCATGTTCGCCGTACTCGCGCAAGCGGGCGGCACGAAGCTGGTTGCAGCACACCCGTCTGGGCAGACGTAAAGGCCCAACGTCTCTCAACTCACTCACTTAGGAACATCATGCCCCGCACTCACACCGTTACCCCTGGCACCGTCAACAGCCTGACCGACCTGCCGGCACTGAACCCCACCATCGTGACCTCTCCCCGGTCGTTCGACCCCATCGACTTCGTCCACACCCGCATCCACAACGAACGCGCTCGCGTGCGCGTGCTGTCCTCGCTGGCGTGGACGCTGGATGTCACCCTGATCGGTCAGGTCCGCACGCTGTTCTTCGACATGTTCAAGGACATGCAAGTCGGCGGTGACATCGACAACTACAACAGCTTCCTGGCTGCGATGAACGAGCGCGAGCAACGCGAGACCAACCTTGTCGAACAAGGCTTTCTCGAAGGCGAGGGTGTGTACAGCATCCGCCGCCTGCTGGCCCTGCGCTCGAAGTTCCACGACGCAGTGGACACCGCCCAGGTCAACAGCCGGTACGTCATGCCGACCATCGAGCAGCTCCTGGCCAACGAGAAGCCGCAGAAGGCCAACGCGTTGACCAAGGAGAAGCTGCGCATGCTGGCCGACGACGAGTACCCGAACGACAAGGCCGAGGCCCAGGCGCTGTACGAGGAGTACGTCAAGCGTGAAGACCTGCAAGCCATCGACCGGCACGAAGCCGCACAGTCGCGCATCCCTGCGATTGCTGGCATGTGCCACTTCATCGGCAACACGTCGACCGTGACCGAGGCCGAGTTCAGTGACCTGCCGCTGGACACCCGCAAGCGCATCATCTCTGGTCTCCAGGGTGCGCTGGGTCGTGCGCTCACCGATCTGGCTGCCGACCGCAAGGTCGACGTGCTCCAGTTCGCAGCCGCACGTCGCGAGCTGAAGGCCGCTGTCGTCGAACTCACCGAGTTGCTGGCTGCACCGCTCTTCAACGAGAGCACCAGCCAGTCGCAGATCGACGAAGCGCGTCTCGACAAGAAGCTGGAAGCCACCGGCGAGTGGAATCGCCAGAGCGGCTTCACGAGCGAGCACCGTCAGGCATTGCTGGCGCAGCGTGACGGCACCATCGGCCACGTGAACGGCTAACAGCCGCGTGGGAGCAGGCGATCAGCCTGCTCCCACCTAACCGTCAGCCTGGGCTGACGGACTACGGACTTCCAAATTCCATTACTTTCTGCAGGAAACCTCCTCTACTATAAACACATAGTCCTTCTTATATACTTCTTTTTGGTTAGATAGATAGATTGGAAGAATGTAAGATTGTAAGTTATATAGGTAAAAGGGCATTCCAGTGTCCCTCCAAAACAGCCTGTTCTTACACTCTTGCACTCACCCGGTAGCGCTCATATACTGAGCGCCCTTGGAGAACTTCATGAATGTCCACTTCCTCGAAGCCTCAACACCCCTCACAAAGAGCTATTCGCGGGATGCGAATGGAATCCTCAACAAGACTCCCTACCCCTTCGTTTGGGAGTTCACATCGCATGACGAGGAGATCAACACCCTTGCTGAACTGGATGCCGCACTGAGGCACCACGCGAACCTCGGACACTGCATGCTGAAGGGAAGCCTGACGCATCCCCTGGTCAAGCAATCGCGTGCCGGCAGCACGCGCACCGGAGATGAGACCCAGATCCTCGTCCTCGACCTCGACGGACTGTCCATCGCCAACGCACCGAACATCGACGCGTTCCTCATGGCACTGGGCCTCAACGACATCAGCTACATCGTCCAGTGGTCAGCGTCCTATGGCATCGAGAACAAGGATCTCCGTGCCCACGTCTTCATGATGTTGGATCGCCCGTACGCAGCACCTCTGCTCAAGCAATGGCTGATCCAGCTCAACCATGACGTACCCCTGCTGAACAACGAGATGGGGCTGACCAAGACCGGGAACGCAATCTCCTGGCCCCTGGACACCAGTGCGTGCCAGAACGACAAGCTGATCTACATCGCGCGCCCCAAGCTCACGAACATCAAAGACCCGCTACCCAAGAATGGGCGCATCCAACTGGTCACCCGGAAGAAGCCCACCCTGTCCATCGGGCAGGTCAACAGCACGGACAAGAACCGTGCTCTCACCATCAAGCGCATTGAAGCCTTGCGCGAGGCCGCGGGCCTGCCCAAGCGCAAGATCACGTACAAGATGCACGGCACCACCGAGGTGATGGTGAAGCCTGACTCCTGCACGGTCACCGGCATGAAGCAGGAACGTGGCTTCTGCTACTTCAACCTCAACAACGGTGACTCCTGGGCGTACTACCACCCCGAGAACAATCCGGACTACATCTACAGCTTCAAGGGCGAGAGCGCCTACCTCACCAAGGAACTGCTGCCTGACTACTGGGCACAGATCTGCGCCTCACCCAAGGTCAACAGCAGCGGCGAGCTGTACCTCGCCTTCTGTGACCGCAAGACCGGCACGTACTGGCGTGGCACCTACAACCAGGGCACGGACGAGCTGGTGCTGCACCCTGCGAAGAACGAGACCCAGGTCCGTCACTTCGCCAAGCAGTACGGCATGCCCCTCGGTGACTTCATCCCCGAGTGGGACTTGACGTTCGACCCGCATGACAACGTGCGCGTCGACCCGGTCAACCGGACCATCAACTACTTCACACCCAGTGCCTACATGCAGGCCCAGCCGGCCAAGGTCACCCAGGTGCCCAAGGTGATCAACAAGGTCATCTCGCACGCACTGGGCGGTGACCCGGCCACGGTCAAGCACTTCATGAACTGGGTCGCCTACATCCTGCAGACGCGTGAGAAGGCCAAGACCGCCTGGATCTTGCACGGTGTCCCTGGCACCGGTAAGGGCGTGCTGACCCACAACATTCTGCGCCCTCTGTTCGGTGCCTCCCAGACCGCAACACGCCGCATGGAGGAGCTGAACGAGCCGTACAACCACTGGATGAAGACTGCGCTCATGGTCTTCATCGACGAGGTGCAGACCAAGGCGCTGCAGAACGAGCGGGGCGTCATGGCCAAGCTCAAGAACTTCATCACCGAGACCAACGTGGTCATCCGTGAGATGTACCACGGTGGCCACGAGTGTCGCAGCTACTGCAACTTCATCTTCATGTCGAACATGCCTGACCCTGTCAGCATCGACAAGCACGACCGCCGGTTCAATGTGGGCAAGTACCAGCCGGCCAAGCTCCAGATCACCCAGGCCGAGATCGCCAGCATCGAGGCCGAGCTGCAGCCGTTCCACGACTACTTGATGACGTTCAAGGTCGACCTGTCCGCAGTCTCCACGCCCTTGGAGAGCGAGGACAGGGCCACGATGATCAGCATCAGCGAGTCCAGCGTCGACACCATCGGCGCTGCGATCCTCGAAGGCAGGTTCGGCTTGCTGGTCGACATGCTGCCCAGCAACGATGCCTACAAGGCGAACGCGCTGGAGATCAACAAGGTCGAGGACTACCGTGCGGTGTTGCGCCAAGCACTCGACCGCATGGACCGCAACACCGGCGCGTGCAGCCTGAGCCGTGAAGACCTGCGCACGATCTTCGAGTACACGGTGGGCGGCATGCCTGCCACCCCGAACAAGTTCACGAGCTTGCTGAAGCACCACCGCATCCACATCACGAAGGTGTGGCACGACGGGCGCACCGTGAACGGCATCAAGACGATGTTCCAAGACACGCTGGCGTGGCAAGCCTACAGCGACGTTGTTTCCCCCCATCTCGCGAAGCCGGTGAAGACCAAGGCCTCGCGAGGCAAACTGACCAAGGTGAAGTGAATGAAACTCAAAGACGCCAAGGCTGACGTTGTCGGCAAGATCGACACCGCCTTCAAGGAACTCGACCTCAACCCCGAGTCCGAGTTCGAGGGCCGGATCACCGTGGAGATCACGGGCACCGTCCACCCGGTGAAGGTCGAGACGGAGAGCAAGAGCGCGCTCACCGGCGCGGAGGTCGGCGCCCTCAAGCCCTGCCGCTCGCCGTACTGCGAGTGCAGCGAGAACAAATGCACGCACCCGGGCATGTACGACGCGCGTGATTCGCACGGGCCGACTGGCCCTTCGTTGCACGAGCAGCTCGCGAACGCCATTCAAGAAGGCAACATCGACCTCGTGCGCTCGCTCGCCGAGAAGTACGGACACAAGGAAGCCTTGATGGCCAGTTGCGACGAAAGCCTCAAGCTGCGCCGCTTCTCCGACTACCAGCGCGCCCTCAGGACTCCCTTCACGGACAACGGTGGCCGCAAGTACGCGAACAAGATGCTGGCGCAACTCGATCCCGAGCACTTCACTCGCCGGCACATCGGCTCGCCGCCCAGCCTGGGCTGGTGGCCGATGCCGTTCAACGACGAGCAAGGCATGGACCCGCAGCAAACGGCTCTGCGCTGGTGGGATGGCGAGCGCTGGTCGTTTCTGGCTTTCGAGGGTGACGGGTACGTCGACAGCCTCGTCGCGCTGCCCACCCGCAATAAGAACATCAAGTGGCAGCATCGCCCGCTTGACTGGCCTGTGGCGAGCTTCACGTGACCCAACACCTCTTCAAAGCTCGTGAAGACCACGAGTACGAAGTCGAGGCGTGGTTCGAGCGCGACCGAAAGCACTTAGCGCTGACGCATCCAAGCCGGAAGAAGCCCATCGTCGAACTCTGGGACGACGAGGTCAACCAAGCGGTTGATAATGG